CAGTCATTCAAGATTCTAATTTAATGAAAAGACTAGACGAGATTGTTGCAAAGAAAAAAGCAGATGCAGCAAAGACGACACCTTTCGATGAAGCAGTTGAATACAACGCAAAACCAGAAGATGTTGTACAGAATCTTGTAGAAGAAAAATTTGGTATAGGTTATTTTGATAATATTGGATCAACTCCTGCACAACGTGGATCTGCTAGAGAATTTTTATTAGAAGCATTAAAAAAAGAAAATCCTAATCAAACAAACTTTGCAGATGTCGTAGAAGCAATTGATGTAAAATATATTACAGAAGGTGGCGGAGGACTAGCAGGTGATCCATTAACTATAGTTAATAAATACTTTGGTCCAAGAATTGCAGAGATGGTTCCATCAGGTGCAAGCTCAGAAGAGATTGCAATTTTTACAGATAGAGTTTTAAACAATGTAGTCGATGCAAATGGTCTACGTCCAGGTGATCCAAGATTCGATAGACTAACTGCAAGGTTCGTAGAAAACTTTGCAGAAGGTGGTCGTGTGGCTTTGCAAGGCGGTGGAATGGATGCTTCTCAAGATGATTTTAGTACATCAACATCTACCCCAAGTCCTGGAGATACAGGTGGAGAAGGTGGCACTAACCCCAATGATGGTTCTGATTCACAGTTTGGCGGTGGTAATAATAGTGATAACAACAACAATAATAATACTACTACCAAAAGTAATAAAGTACCATTTACAATAGGTACTATATCGGAGCAAGACAGCCTTGTAGGGGCACTACCCATAAAATTTGGTTTAGAAGCATTGTTTAAAAATAATAGACTTCAAGCACTATTAGATGCTGAAGAATCTCTGAAAGAAGGTGAGCTAGTTGGAGATTTAACTTACTCAGGTACTATTGGACCAGTTAATGTAAATGCTTATGGAGATCTTGAAGGACAAAAATCATTAAACCTTAGTTATAACAAAGGTAATTTTAATGTAGGTGCTGGAATAGATAATCAAGGAAATAAAAACATGGTTCTTAGATATAATAAAAATTTTGCAAGAGGCGGACTAGCTAAGATCCTGGAGGTCTAATGTTAGTAGAGACTAAACAAAGACTAGAAAAATTACAAAAACTTTTAAAAGCAGAAAAAATACAGCCGGTCTCTGCAAAAAGAGCTGCAGAACTTTTTAAAAAAGTTTTTACTACAATACAAGATCCCATTAAAGGATTAAGTAAATTTAGAAAAAAATACCCAAAATATTTTAAAACAATAACCCAAGAAGGTTCTAAAAGTATTGAAGGAAATAAACTTAGAGCATATTTAGAAAAAATAAATAAAAATTTAACAGAAGATTTATCTACTAGTTCTACAGAATTAAATAAAAAAGCAAAAACAAATTTAAAAGTAGGAACTGTTTTTAATATCGTTAAAACTTTTAATGAAAACAAACAAAATAAATTTATATTAAGAGGTAAAACCGGAACAAGCGATATTGATCCAATATATGCTAACTCTAAAAAATTTAAAGAGTATTATGATAACTTAGAAGATTACCCTAAGTTTGAAGAAGCAAAATCTTATCAGAAAAAAAATGCACACAAGGCATTTTTAAGAAGAGCTTCATCAAAAATAGATCCAAATTTTCCTTTAACAACTGAAGAGTTTGTAAATAAAATTGGCGGTATAAAAGCAAAAACAATTCCATCTTATGTGATTAGCACTGGAAACAGAAGAAGTTCTATTGGTGATTATATTCGAGAAAATTTTCCTTATAAACGTAGAGGAGGTGCGGAGCTCCGTTGGAAAGACCCATCAGATACCAGTCTTAGAAAATGGAATCGTTTTTTAAATTCTAGAATAATTAATAAAACTACTGTTGATAACGTCCAAACTTTATATGATGACAAAAATATTTATAAAACAATATTTGAAGATAAGAGACTACCTCAATTAGATGAAGTCCAAAAAGTTTTAAAAACAAAATCTCCTTCTATTGCTGCATACGCAATGTCCATACTAGCAAGAAAATTAAAAGGCGAAGAATTTAAAACAGATATAAACATTCCTAAAAATGCTGTTGCAGGAAAAAGAATATTAAATCAAATTGGAGATCTAGGAATAAGAGATGCATATAGAACTGCATTTTATAGTGCGGCTTTATCTAATGTAGATAGTTATTATAAAAATCAAGGAGCAACTAGTCTTAGACAATTTAAAACCGATTTTAATAACGAATTAAAAACTTTACTGTCTTTAGGAAAAGACCAAAAAGTTCCTTTCAGTGTTAATGAAGTTATTGGAATAAGCACCGGTGAAATGAGGGGCCTTCAACCATATTCTGCTTTTGTAGATGTAACGGAAAGAAATATAAATGAAAAAGCTCTTGCACAATATCAAGGAAAACTTTCTAAAAAAATTGGAGAGATTCAAGATATATTTGCAGACTCAACTTTATCAGAAGCAGAAAAAGTTACGAGAGCACAAGATAAAGCAGACATATTAAAAAATACAGAAGGTTTTAAAGATTTAACTAAAGCTCAAAAAGATAGTCTAGGTTTAGCAGAAATTAAAATTGGCACAGAAATAGATCCAAATGTTTTTTCTAAAGAACAATTAGCAAGATACAAAACAAAAGGATTAGATATTCAAGCTATTACAGATAGAGAGGGTTTTTATGTAGATCCTAAAGGCCGTAAACCTTTTTTTGAAGTAAGTTCTCAATCTCTTAAAAATGCAGCATTAAAAGCAGCTAAAACAAATGAAGGAAACATTTGTCAACTTTTTAGAAAAGATGGTGGTAGAATTGGTTTTGCTGCAGGAGGTGGACCAGGTTGTGTAGAACAAATGTCATTTGCTTTTGATGATGATCCTGTAAAACTTTCACAAGATATAAATAAACTTCCTTATGAAGAAGGACCAATTAATAAAGTCAAAAGTATTGCAACAAAATTTTTACAAAGTCCAATGTTAAGAGGTGCTGGTAAGTTTGGTGCGATTGCAGCAGGTGGTGCAGTAGCCGCGGGTTTTGTTAAAGAGTTTATGAACGATGATCCAACAACTTATTTATCGAACGAAGAACAACAAAAAAATTTATTAATTGATATGGTGACAGGATCATTAGATGATACACCACAAACAGACCCAGCAATTGGAGATGCATATCTTCCAGCGTTAGGCGCAGCAACTGTAGCAGGTACAGCGGTCACCGCACCCTCAACAATTGAGGCGGCAAGAAGTAAGGCGTTAGGTTCAACTAAATCAGGTATTACAAAGACCGCGTTAAAAACTTTAGGTAGAGGTTTATCTGCAACACAAACACCTCTTGGATTACTTGCAACAGAACCTTTGTATTTAGCAGAACAAATACAACAAGGAGACTCATTAGGAGAGATTGCAACAAACCCATTTAATTATATGGGTGCAGCATTTGCAGGTCCTGCAACTGAGTTTGCAACAAAAGGATTAAGTCCTACAATTGCAAAAACAATGAGACTTGGTATCAGCCCTACAGTTTTAAAAACTGTGTCACGTAGATTTGGTTTACCAGGTCTAGCATTATCATTAGGTATCAGTGGTTATGAGATGTTTGATGATTACAGAAATAAGAGAGGTATGTTTAGTGAAGAATAAAACTCTTGTTGTAAATATGCAACACGTCAAATTTAAGGAAATCCCACCACTTAAGGGACCCGACTCACAAGGGTTGAATGTTCCATTAAAACAAGCTACAACAATAAAGAACTCGGAGAATATAAATGGCAGATATAGACAAAGCCCTACCAAACGTAGAGACTGAAATTAAAGTACCTGGACAAGATGAAATTGTCGAGGCTCAACAAAATAATATTGAAGAGCAAGTTGGTCCAGATGATATTGAAGTAACTCAAGAAGAAGATGGTGGAGCAACAATTAATTTTGATCCAGAAGCAGTTAATGCAGGTGGTGGTGAATCACATTTTGACAACTTAGCAGAATTATTACCTGATGATGTTTTAGGTAAATTAGGTTCAGAACTTGTAGCAAATTTTGAACAATACAAATCTTCAAGAAAAGATTGGGAAGATAGTTATACAAAAGGATTAGACCTTTTAGGATTTAAATACGAAAACCCAACTCAACCGTTTCAAGGAGCAAGTGGTGCAACACATCCTGTTCTTGCAGAAGCAGTTACACAATTTCAAGCGCAAGCTTACAAAGAATTATTACCGGCTAATGGTCCAGTTCATACAAGAATAGTTGGACTAGCAGATAGAGCCAGAGAAGACCAATCAAACAGAGTTAAAGAATTCATGAACTATCAGCTCATGGATGTGATGAAGGAGTATGAACCCGAGTTCGATCAAATGCTTTTTTATCTCCCTCTTGCCGGCTCTGCGTTCAAGAAAGTTTATTACGATGAACTACTTGGCAGAGCCGTGTCTAAATTTGTACCGGCCGATGATTTAGTTGTTCCGTATACTGCAACTTCTTTAGAAGATGCTGAGTCTGTTATTCATGTTATAAAAATGTCAGAGAACGATATTAGAAAAAAACAAGTATCTGGTTTTTATAAAGACATAGAACTATCTCAAGCTTACGACCAAGAAACAGAAGTAGAGAAAAAAGAACGAGAACTAGAAGGTGTTAAGAAAACTAGAGATGAAGATATTTATTCTGTTTTAGAAATACACACCGATTTAGATTTAGAAGGTTTTGAAGATAAAGATTCAGATGGTGAGCCTACAGGAATTAAACTTCCATACATTGTTACCATTGAAATGGGTAACAGAGAGATACTAGCAATTAGAAGAAACTTCCAAGCAATAGATCCACAAAAGAAAAAAATAGATTACTTTGTGCATTTTAAATTTTTACCTGGAATGGGTTTTTATGGTTTTGGATTAATACATATGATCGGTGGTCTGTCTAGAACAGCAACTACTGCTTTACGTCAACTATTAGACGCAGGTACATTATCAAATTTACCAGCAGGATTTAAACAAAGAGGAATAAGAGTAAGAGACGAAGCACAGTCAATTCAACCTGGAGAATTCAGAGATGTGGATGCACCTGGAGGAAGTATCAAGGATGCATTTATGCCATTACCATTTAAAGAACCATCTGCAACTTTATTGCAGTTAATGGGTACTGTGGTAAATGCAGGGCAACGATTTGCCGCCATCGCTGACATGCAGGTCGGGGACGGCAACCAACAGGCAGCTGTTGGAACGACTATTGCTCTGTTAGAACGTGGTTCAAGAGTCATGTCAGCCATACATAAAAGATTGTATGTGGCTATGAAAAATGAATTTCAATTATTAGCAGGAGTTTTTAAAACTTACATGCCTCAAGAGTATCCATACGACGTAGTTGGTGGACAAAGAAATATTAAAGTTGCAGATTTTGATGACAAAGTAGATATTATACCTGTTGCAGACCCAAATATCTTTTCACAATCACAAAGAATTAGTTTAGCACAAACAGAATTACAACTTGCACAGTCAAATCCGCAAATGCACAACTTGTATGAAGCGTTTCATTCTATGTATTCTGCAATTGGTGTAAAAAATATCGATAAAATTTTACCACCACCGCAACAACCACAGCCAATGGACCCTGCACAAGAAAATATTCTTGCAATGTCAGGCAAACCTTTCCAAGCTTTCAAAGGACAAGACCATCAAGCACATATTACGACTCATTTAAACTTTATGGCTACTAATATTGCTAGAAATAGTCCTGCTGTAATGGGTGCACTAGAAAAAAACATCTTTGAACACATATCACTAATGGCACAAGAGCAATTAGAAGTAGAATTTAGAGAAGAAATTGCACAATTAATGCAAATGCAACAAATGGTACAACAAAATCCTGCTTTACAACAAGATCCGCAGTATCAACAACAAATTATGCAAATGTCGATGAGTTTAGAGTCTAGAAAAGCAAAATTAATTGCAGAAATGACAGAAGAATTCAAAGATGAAGAAAATAAAATCATGGGAGAGTATGGTGGAGACCCAATTGCTAAATTAAAAGCAAGAGAACTTGATTTAAGAGCTATGGATGACTCTGCAAAACGTGAACAAGCTCAAGAAAAGATAAATTTGGATAGATCTAAACAATTAATGGGTCAACAGCAGTTTGATGAGAAAATGCAACAAAATGAAGAGTTAGCAGAACTTAGAGCAGATACTTCATTAACTAAAACTCAGATGGGAATTGACTCTAAAATGGTTAATGATATGATGAAACAAACCGATGTTAGGATCTTGAAAGGCCCTAGAAGATAGTATAAGGAGAAAATATGACTAAAAAAAATAAAAACCCAAAAGTGGTTCCTGAGTTAGGTGCAGATAAAGATGGTATGCAACAAGGCGGTATCGTTATCGAAACTACTAACCCTACTGAATCACAGACTGTTGAAGTTAAAGGCACTAAAGCTTTGAGAGCAGATAAGAAACCTGTAAAGGCTACTTGGTACTAATATGTGGTTCTCGGCAATTAAATTAGCCGTATCTGCTGGTAGTAAAATTTATGCTAACAAGCAGAAGGCAAAAGTCGCAATGTCTGATGCACAGCTGTTGCACGCTGAAAGACAAGCTCGTGGTGAAGAAGCTTACCAGGGTAAATTGCTAGAAGCTAGACAAGCAGATTACAAGGACGAGGCAGTTTTGATAATTCTTACGTTGCCCATCGTGGTGCTCGCATATGGAGTCTTTTCAGATGACGTGCAAGCTATGGACAAGATAAAAGTTTTCTTTGAACATTTCCAATCGCTTCCGAGCTGGTTCACAAATTTATGGATCCTTGTAGTGGCTTCGATATATGGTATAAAGGGTACACAAATATTTAAAAATAGCGGTAAAAAATAATGAGCAAAAAATCTAGAAGAAGAAATAAAAAAATTCTTGGAGCATTAGGTGCTTTAGGTGCACTTGCAATGTTAGGTAAAAGAAAAGCTAGTCCTTCAACAAACGCAGATGCAGTAAAAGCAATGACTTCAGATGCTGCATATTCACCTAAAAAGAAACCAGCTAAAGTTTATCAAGATGCTATTATGAGAGGCGATAAAGGTACAAAATTTAAACAGCCACCTATTAGATTTAGTCAAGTTATAAATAAAAAAGGTGAAGTACAAACATTAAAACCTTTTGAAAATTCAGGTTTAACTTTAGGTGTTTCAAAAAGAAAAAAAGATATGGATACCTACAAAGGCTACGCTACTAAAACAGGTAATAGTAGAGGTGACTTTGGTCTAACTAAAAAACCCCAGAAAAAAGATTATTTTGGAGCTACAATATTTCCAAAATCTCAAGCAGCAGATAACTATGCAGCCGACATTAGGGAATATGGAAGAGGAAATGAATATAAATCTGGTGGAAGAG